TAGAACGAAAAGACGGTAAACGCCAGTTTACTGAGTATCCTGTAAAATATACTTTTTATTATGAAGATGCACGAGGCAAGTATAAAAGTATTTACGGTGATCCCCTAAGTAAAATTGTATGTAAAAATACAAAAGACTTTCGCAAAGAACAAGCAATTAACAATTCAAAGAAGTTGTTTGAAAGTGATATTAATCCTATTTTCCAATGTTTAAGTGAAAACTATCTTAATCAAGATGCTCCTAAACTAAATGTAGCATTTTTTGATATTGAGACAGACTATGATCCAGAACGAGGCTTTGCTGATCCAGCAGATCCGTTTATGCCAATTACTGCTATTTCTGTACACTTACAGTGGATGGACACACTTGTAACACTTGCAGTTCCGCCTAAAACACTTACAATGGAACAAGCAGTAGAACAATGTAAAGAATTTCCTAACACACACTTGTTTGCAGATGAGAGAGATATGTTGGCAACATTCCTTGATCTAATTCAAGATAGTGATATACTTACAGGTTGGAACAGTGAAGGGTATGATATTCCATACACTGTCAACCGTGTAGCAAAAGTATTAAGCAAAGATGACACAAGACGTTTTTGTTTGTTTGATCAGTTTCCTAAGAAACGTGAATATGAAAAGTTTGGTAGGCAACAAGAAACCTATGACCTAATAGGCAGAGTGCATTTAGATAGTTTAGAATTATATCGTAAATACACGTATGAAGAAAGACATACTTACAGACTTGACGCTATTGGCGAAATGGAAGTTGGCGAAAGAAAGACTGTGTACGAAGGTACACTCGATGCACTTTATAACAATGACTTCAGAACGTTCATTGAGTACAACAGACAAGACGTTGCACTACTGGACAAGTTGGACAAAAAACTAAGGTTCATTGATATTAGTAATGAACTTGCACATGCAAATACTGTTTTGCTACAGACCACTATGGGTGCTGTCGCAGTTACAGAACAAGCAATTATCAACGAAGCACATAGACGTGGCCAACAAGTTCCAAATAGAATAAGACGTGAGCCTGGTTCAGAGCCAGCCGCAGGTGCTTATGTTGCATTTCCAAAAGTAGGAGTACATGAGTGGATTGGTTCAATGGATTTGAATTCACTGTACCCATCTGTTATTAGAAGTTTGAATATGGATCCAGCAACAGTTGTAGGACAACTTCGTCCTGAACACACTAACAAGTATGTTGGTGAACAAATGGGTCTAAAGAAAAAGAGCTTTGCAGGTGCATGGGAAGGCCGCTTTGGTACTATTGAGTTCGAAGCAGTTATGGAGAAACGTAGAGACATCAGCATTACAGTTGACTGGGAGAACGGTGAACACGATGTAATGAGTGGCGCACAAATTAATGAGGTTATCTTTAATAGTAATAAGCCTTGGATGATCAGTGCTAACGGTACAATCTTTACAACAGAGTTTGAAGGTGTTATACCTGGACTACTTAAACGTTGGTATGCTGAACGTAAAGAAATGCAGGCTATGAAGAAAAAAGCATTGGTTGCAGAGAACAAAGCAGAGATTGAGTTTTGGGATAAGCGACAACTTGTTAAAAAGATTAACTTGAACAGTTTGTATGGTGCTATTCTAAATCCAGGTTGTAGGTTCTTTGATGGTCGTATTGGACAGTCAACTACACTAACAGGTAGACAGATTGTTAAGCACATGAGTGCAGAAGTAAACAAAGTTATTACAGGTGAATATAATCACGTAGGTAAGAGTGTAATATACGGAGATACAGACTCTGTGTACTTTAGTGCATACCCTATACTAAAAGAGGACATTGACAAAGGTAATATTCCTTGGACTAAAGAAAGTGTTATACAACTGTATGAACAAGTTTGTGAAGAAGCAAACAAGTCATTTGGTAAGTTTATGTTAGACACATTCCATTGTCCTAAAAGCAGGTCGGACGTTATTGCGGCAGGTAGAGAAGTTTGTGGTGAAAGCGGATTATTTATTACTAAGAAACGTTATGCAATTCTTGTGTATGACGATGAAGGTACAAGACGTGACATTGATGGTAAGCCTGGTAAAGTAAAAGCAATGGGTTTAGATCTTAAACGTTCTGATACTCCTGTGTTTATGCAAGACTTCTTAAGTGAAGTACTGCTTAAAGTATTGCAAAAAGGTACAGAAGATTCTATTCTTGATAGCATTACAAAATTCCGTACAGACTTTAAGAGTCGTCCTGGACATGAAAAAGGATCACCTAAACGTGCAAACAAAATTGGACACTATCAGAGACTTGAACAAAAGCAAGGCAAAGCAAACATGCCCGGACACGTTCGAGCAAGTATCAATTGGAATACACTTAAACGTATGAACAGTGACAAGTACTCACAAGAGATTGTTGACGGTATGAAAGTTATTGTTTGTAAACTAAAACAAAACCCAATGGGTTATACAAGTGTTGCATATCCTGTAGATGAATTACATTTACCAGAATGGTTTAAAGACTTGCCATTTGATGGTGACGCAATGGAAGAAACAATTATTGATAATAAACTTGGTAATTTGATTGGTCCACTAAACTATGACTTGCAAAGTACTAAACAAAAAAATACATTCAACAACTTGTTTGACTTTGGAGGTAGTGAATAATGGCAACACATGGAATGATAGACTTAGAAACACTTGGTGTAGAACCAGATAGTGTTGTAATCACTTTAGGAGCAATGAAGTTTGATCCTACAACTAATGCAGAGCCACATGCACCTTTATACCTACGTCTTGACATAGAAGAACAAAGTGAAAAGTATAAACGTTCTATTGATGACAACACACTTGAATGGTGGGGTAAACAAAAGAAAGAAATACGTGACGAAGCATTTGGTGATCATAAAAGAACAAGTATGGACAGTATGACAAAGCAATTAAACAAATGGTGTGTAGGTCTTGACTACTTATGGTGTCAAGGTCCGTTATTTGATTATGCAATACTACAAAACTTGTATAAGAACATTGGCAAACCTGCTCCGTGGAACTATTGGCAAATTAGAGACAGTAGAACATTGTTTGCACTTATGCCAAGCGACCCACGTAAAGCAATACAAGAAGAATTACACAATGCACTTGCTGACTGTTATTATCAAGCAAAGTGTGTACAACAAACATATAAGCATTTTAACATTACAAAAGCAAGATAGATGGCTACAACAGAAGAAAAACAACAACTGATTGAAACTATCAAAAGACCTGATAGGTACTTTCGTATTCAAGTTTATGGATATGGTGCAGAAATGTCTTGGTGTCCTGTTACAAAAAAATGTCATGATTGGTGGCAGGCTAATCACGGCGAGAATGAAATATATGCTGAAAATTATATGAGTGGTGCTGAAGAATTTAGAGAGCAACATGATATGCCTCAAGAAGCAGACTTTCTTTGGGATAGCGAATATGAATCACACAGTGATTGGCATGAACCACCTAATGAAGAATGTCATTGGTATGGTTGTAGTACTGACAGTTCAAAGATGACTATTGAAGAAGTAGATAGTCCTGAGTATAACGCAACTATAATAGAAGAACTATATGACGGTGATTTTAATGATTTCTTTACAGATGTAACATGTGAACATGATATTGATGACAGTGGTTACAATATTCCTAAAGGACATTATGCACAGATGATTAGTTCCGAGAAAGGTACATTCTTTGAAGGAACATTACACCTTAAAGGTGAACCTTTTGATATTAATAACTTTAAGTTTCATTCACAAACAATGCCAAACGATGAAGAAATATTATCAAGTATATCATACGGAGAACACGATGTTGATAACCAAGGTGGTGATACAACTGGCAAAGGTTACTCTGTTTACTTTTATGAGGAATAAATGAAAATACTACTAACAGGTAGCGAAGGAATGATTGGTTCAGAACTTAAAAAGTTTTGGGCTGGTATGTATCAGTTACACTTTATAGACTTAAAGTTAGGTACTGACCTAAATACCTGTGACTTACCTAAAGTAGATGCAGTAGTACATTTGGCTGGTAAGAGTGGTGTAAGAGAAAGTTTTGATAATCCTATGGAGTATTGGACAAATAATGTAATAGCAACTAAAAGATTATTTGATCATTATACAAACACTCCTGTGTATTATGCAAGTTCAAGTACTGCAAAGGAACCACATAGAAATCCTTATGCACTTACAAAATATACTTTGGAAAAACTTGCTCCAGAAAAAAGTTTAGGTATGAGATTTACAACTGTATATGGAACACAAACAAGACCACAAATGTTTGTTCCAAAACTTTTAAGAAAAGAAGTTACGTACATTAATAATCATACAAGAGATTTTATACACATTTCAGATGTGTGTAAAGCAATTACAATGTTTGTTCAAAAAAACATAAACGGTGTAATTGATGTAGGAACTGGTAAGTCGTACCACTTACAACAACTGCTTGACGCATATGGCATAGATACTATACCCATGCAAGAAGGCAGTGATTACGAAAGAAAAGACAACAAAGCAGATACTAATCAATTAACTGCTATTGGCATGGTGCCAAGAATTGATGTCATAGATTACCTATGCCAAGAAAAAGAACTTGACAAAAGTGATTTTTCTAACTATAATGTAACAATAGGAGACTAAAACATGAAAGACATTTTACAAGATATCGTTGCACATACACACTCGTTGGGGTTTCTCAACATTGTGAAAGTAACAAGCGAAGCAGATACAACTATCGAATCGATGGCTGAAGACCGTTCTGTGATTTTAAGTTCACAGATTAAGACACCTGTGGCAGAATTTACTGGTACATTTGGTATGCCTAACTTAGACAAGTTAGCATTACACCTTAAGTGTCCTGAATATCAAACTAATGCAAAAATTAGTGTTGAACAAGCAGAACGTAACGGTGAAACTGTTCCAACACATATTCACTTTGAAAATGAAGCAGGTGACTTTGAAAATGATTATCGCTTTATGAACAAACAAATTATTGATGAAAAACTTAAAACTGTAAAGTTTAAAGGTGCATCATGGGACGTTGTTGTAGAACCAAGTATGGCTTCAATTCAAAGAATGAAGTTTCAGAGTATGGCACACGCAGAAGAAACTGTATTTACAGTTAGCACAGAAGGCAACAGTCTTTTGTTTAGTTTTGGTGATGCTTCACAACACGCAGGTTCGTTTGTATTCCAAACTGATATTACAGGTACATTAAAACATGCATGGGCATGGCCAGTAGCACAGGTACAAGCAATTCTTAACCTCGACGGTAAAGTTACAATGAGCATTTCAGATCAAGGTGCTATGCAACTTACTGTTGACAGTGGTTTGGCAGAATACAATTACATTCTTCCTGCTCAAACCAAGTAAGGACTTATGGCGAAAGCAAAAAAAACAAAACCAGGCATAGTAGATAGAATAGGAAAAGCACATTCAAAGGTGTTTACATATGTTAGCAAAAAGGCAAAGACAAGTAAAGCATGGGCTATATTATTAACAGCATTAGTAATATACGAACTAATAGAACATTTAGTTTACCCGTGGCTTGTTCCGCTTCTGGCAATAAAAGCCTTTGGATAATTGGAGAATAAATTGAATACTGACTTAACAACTGCACAAAACGATTACGCAACTTTCTTGCCAGCACTGAGTGGCTTCTATGCAACCTTTGTAGGTAAGCAACGGCGTGGAGAGTATGTGGAGTATGCACGTATACCTAAACACTTTACTAACGGTGTTGAAAGTATGAATTGGCTTAATCCAAGTAAGTCGTTGTTTAACTATCATTGGAGTTTGTATTCCGCAGGACATGCCGAACTTGACATTAACAAAGATGCACCTAAAGAAGATATGGTACGAGATAGAGATCGTAACAATAGTTGGATGTTAGGTGATAGTGGTGGTTTCCAAATAGGTAAAGGTGTGTGGGAAGGTGATTGGAAGAATCCTAATTGTCCTAAAGCACAAAAGAAACGTGAGCAAGTACTTGCGTGGATGGACGCTTATATGGATTATGGAATGATACTTGATATTCCGGCTTGGGTAGCACGGTCTCCCGAAGGTGCTAAAGCAACTGGAATTGACAACTATCAAGATGCCGTTAATGCTACACGTATTAACAACGACTACTTTATGAAACACAGAAGCGGTGCTTGTAAGTTCTTGAATGTATTACAAGGCGAGAATCATGCTGATGCAGAAGATTGGTATCAACAAATGAAAGATTACTGTGATCCTGTTAAGT